CGTTGTTCTCTTGCAATCGCATTTGTCTACCATTTCGCAAGAACTTATCCCACTGGTGTAGCCCATGACGATCAACGAATTGATCACGCTCCTGGCCAACCAGGTGGCGACGCTGAACAATGCGCGGACAACGGCGCAAGCCTTGGGCGACGTGGATCACGTTCTCATCATCGACGCCAAGATACTGGAAACCGAAACGACGCTTGTTCAGCTGCGTAACCTGCCGGGCTAATACGCCATGACCCTGCTGACGCTGCTTCAGTCGCCGACGGGCAGCGGCACCATAGGTTCATTGTCGGCGACGCTCGGGGCCGTCACGCTATCGTCCAACGGGACGCTGACCGCTGCCGTTACAGGAACGCTGGCCTCGACCTTGGGGCTGTTGACGCTGTCGGCGGCGGGCACGCTGTCAGGCACGCCCGTGCCGGAACCGTCACGCGGCAAGGGCGGCTGGGACCCGTACGTCTACAAGCGGCGCAACAAGCGCCGGGACAAGCTTGAAGACGTCCGCCAGTTCATGGCCGACGTGCTGGGGCGCGACTTTGACGACGCGCCGACGGACGTCATTGAACAGGTTGAAGAAGCCAAGCAGGCCGCACGCGAAGTGCTGGCGGTCGCCCCCGTCACGGGGCTGACCGATACCGACCACGCGCGCCTGCAACGGGCGCTCAGTGAAATAAACGAATTCTATCGCGTCCTTCGCGAACAAGTGCGCCTCGCGCGCGAAGCGGACGACGACGAAGACGACGAATTGCTGTTGCTCCACTAGGGCAACGGCCTTGCGTGCCGCCCACGCATTCAAGGGGCGTTGACTTGCCTGCCGCCGGGGCTCTTCGGGCGCATTGAAGGATCACATGACAGAGGACAAGCTCTCGTTCCTACGGGACGAGCAAGGACGTTTTGCGCCTAACACAGACACGCAGCCCGTGGACGCAAGTCCGCCGCCTGCAGAGCCAGCGCCGCCTGTGGCACCCGCCCAGCCCGCGCCAGCACCAGACACGACCCCGGTTCAGCCGAGCGCACCGCCGCCCGGATACATACCGATGGCCGCTGTTCTGGACGAACGGGAAAAGCGCCAGAAATTCGAACGCGAACTTGAAGACTACAAGCGGCGTTACGAAGAACTGACGCGCAAGGCCCCGGAACCCGTAGACCCCATTGCGGACCCGGAAGCCTTCAACCGTCACATCGAAGCCCAAGTCGCACGCGCGAAGTGGGACGCAATTACGTCCGTCTCTTATTCCATGGCGCTTCGGCACCATGGGGCCGAGAAAGTGAAACAGGCCGAGGAATGGCTTGCAGGCGAACTGCAGTCGAACCCCGGCATGTGGACCCAAGTCCAACGTCAACCCGATCCTTATGACTTCGTGGTGTCGCAACATCAGCGCACGATGAGGTTGCAGAAGATCGGCGACGAAGATCCCGAAGCCTGGGCACAGAAATGGGCCGAGGCGAACGGATACATCAAAGCCCCTTCGCAGCCCGTGGCTGATCGCGCGGCACTGTCCCCGCAATCAGCACCGATCCCGAAAGCATCAATCGCGTCTGCCCCCAGTGCAGGCGGGAAATCCCCGCATGTGCCTACAGGCCCCGGCGCGGCTTTTGAGGCGGTGTTTAAGTCCTGAAAGGATTTAGACAATGGCAGAGACTATGCTGGCCTCGGCTTTGGAAAAGCAAAAATGGGCCACCGACTACCTCGCTGAATATGTCCGCGAGTCTGGCTTCCTTCCCTACATGGGCCGGAAGTCTTCTTCAATCATCGTGACCAAGTACGAACTGGCTTCGGAAAACGGCAAGACCATCAATATTCCGCTTATCACCAAGCTGTCCGCAGCCGGTGTGCGTGGGTCGGGTGTGCTTGACGGGCAGGAAGAGCAGCTCGGCAATTACAATTGCGCCGTGTCGGTCGACTGGATCCGCAACGCGGTGAAGGTGCCGAAGTCCACGCAGTACAAGACTGAAATCGACTTGCTGAATGCCGGTCGTGACATGCTGAAGCTGTGGTCCTCGGACACGCTTCGCACTGACATGATCAAGTATCTGGCAGGTCCGACCGTAACGACGTCCAGCATTCCCGCCACGAATATCGTGGACAGTGCAGGCAATGTCGTTGTGGCCGGTGCAACCGATGGCAACTATGACACGTGGCTGACCAACAACGCTGATCGCGTTTTGTTTGGCGCTGTAACCACTAATCTCGTTGCAGGCGATCATTCTGCAAGCCTCGCGAACGTGGACAACAGCGGCGACAAGCTGACGGCTGCCATGGTGTCACTTGCCAAGCGCATGGCAAAGAATGCCTCGCCAGCCATCCGGCCTTTCCGGCTGGAAGACGGTCGGGAATACTTCGTCATGTTCGCGGGCGCACGTTCGTTCCGCGACCTGAAGAACGACTCGGTTATGATCAATGCCAACCGTGAGGCACGCGCACGGGAAGGCGGCGGCATGAACTCGAACCCGCTCTTCCAGGACGGCGATCTGATCTATGATGGCGTCATCGTCCGCCAGATCGAAGAGATCAGCACGCTGATTACGACCTCGTCCTTGTTCGTGGCGGCGGGCGGTTCATCGATTTCGGTCGAACCCAACTTCCTCTGTGGCCAGCAGGCTATGGCAGTGGCGTGGGGACAGGAACCGCAGCCCATCACGGACATGACGGCGGACTATCGGTTCCGTCCGGGCATTGCCATCGAGGAACTGCGCGGCATCAGCAAGATGCATTTTGCGACGGGCTCGGCTGCAGCATCCAAGCAACACGGCGTTGTCACGGTGTATGCGGCTGGCGTTGGCGATTAAGGAAAGGACTTGAATCATGGCTAACTATAATTCCAGCCTCGTCATCAACTCGCCCAGCGGTGGCCCCGGCCCCTTCCCAGGCAACATGATTGCCTTCTATTGGCAAGTGTCCATCACCGCCAACCTTGCAAACTTGGACACGTTCACGTTTGGCAAGGTGCCGAAGGGCTTCCGGGTGCTTGGTGCTTCTATTTTGTCCACCGACTTGGACACCAACGCCTCACCGACGCTGGCAGTCAATATTGGCGATGCAGACGATCCTGATCGTCTGTTTGCGGCGGCGACGATTGGACAGACGGCGGCAGTCACGCCCGGTGGCGCGTTTGCCACAGCCAACAACCTTCGTAACGTCGGCTTTGGCTATGTCTATCCAGCCGAAACGACGATTGTAGCGACGGTGGCGACTGGCCCGGCAACGGGCACGACGGGCACTTACACGCTGGCCCTCTGGGGCCGGTACGATGGTGCCGCGTCTTAATGCATCGAAGGGGCGGGCGCTTTGTCCGCCCCTTTCTTTACCGAACAAGGAAATTTCATGCGCTTTGTGTATTTGCCTGGCGATGCGCCGGCAACGACAGTGGCCTTCGGCGTTTTGTTTGATGCGAATGTGCCAGTCGACGTGACGCCCGAGCTGTTTACGACCCGCGAAGCCTACGAGCACGCCATCCGCAAACTGTCGATCAATCGCTGTTTCAAGGCCGTTCCCGACCCCATGGTGGCAGTGGCCCCGCTGTCGGAAGACGAGACCACGCAGCTGGTCGAAAACGTGTTTGACGCGCCCATCCCGAAGAAGCGCGGACGCCCGGCCAAGACGCCCACGATCATCACTGAAGACCATTAGGACCGACGCCCATGGCCATCACGAACACGGACTTGTATGTGCTGGTCGCCGAGGAACTGGGCCTGATCGGCAATGGACAGGCCCTGTCAGCCGACGACCGCGACCGGATTGAGCGGCGGGCCAGCAAGGTCCGCAGCTGGCTGATCGAAGAGGGCCTGTGCTATTGGCTGGATGACGCCATCCCCGACGCCGCCGCCTTGCCGCTATCGAAGATCATTGCAGGCCAGTGTGCGGAAATCTACGGGCGGGGACCGGGGTCGGATGTGCCCTATGCCTTGGGCGAGGAAGGCTTTCGCCTGCTCGAGCGGCATGTGTCGCAGCGGTCGGCAAAAGAGCCTGTTCCGGCGGACTATTTCTGATGCGCGTGCCGATTGCCTTCGGACGGGCATTTAATGCCGGTCGGTCCAACGCGGCGGGCCTGCAAAGCCTCGTCAATCTGTACGGCGAGCCGGTCGAAGGCGAGGGTCGGACGAACTTCGTGTGCTACGGCACGCCTGGACGGGCCTTGTTTGCGACCATCGGCGGGGGGCAAGTGCGGGGCCAGATCAGCGCCGCCAACGTCCACTATGTCGTCGTCGGGCCGACCCTGTATGCGGTCAACGCGATGGGCGGCGTCAATGCGCTGGGCACGATTGAAGGCACGCTGCCGGTCGACATGGCGTTCAACGGGGCGCAGATCGACATCGTGGCCGAAGTCAAAAGCTATTTCTACGACGTGGCGTCATCAGCCCTTACGGAACATTCCGGCGGGGGCTATGAACAAGCCTCGTCCTGCACGTCGCTGGCCAGCTATTCGATCATCGCCGTGGCCAACAGCGGGCGCTTCCGCTGGCGGCTGATCAATGATCTGACATGGGCCGCGCTCGACTTTGCAACGGCGGAAGCCGAAAGCGATAATCTAGTGGCAGTCCGGGCTGTTGCTAATGATGTGGCCCTGCTGGGCACGACGACGACCGAATGGTGGGGGCCGACCGGCAATGCGGGGGCGGATGCTTTCGCCAAGACGGCAACGGCTGCCGCCAATATCGGGTGCGTGGCCCGTGACACGGCCATCGTGGTCGACAGTGGGCTGACATGGGTCGGGCGGGACGGAGGCGCCGGGGGCGTGTCGGTCTACCGAGCCGAGGGCTACGCCCCGCGCAAGATCAGCCCGCCCGAGGTGGACAATTATTTGGAACAGGTAAGCACCCTGTCGACGCTGAAGGCGTTTGCCTATCAACAACGCGGCCACCTGTTCTACGTTCTGACCTCGCCAAATGAATGGTCCTTGGCGTGGGACATTTCCACCAATCTGTGGTCCTACCGGAAGTCGGGACCGTGGACGATGGGCGCCGAGCCTTTGGGCGGGTGGGACGCGGTCAACTTCGCGATCAACGCCGGGCGACAGATCGTCGGCGGGTCGGATGGCAATCTCTACGAACTAATGGCTGACCAATACACCGAAAGCGGGGCCGGGATCGTGCGGGAAGCCACCAGCACGCAAGTGTCGCACGACGGACGACGGGCCTTCATGTCACGCCTTGAACTGGACATCGAAGCCGGTGTCGGGCTGGTGTCGGGGCAGGGCAGCAACCCGCTCGTCATGGCCGCGTGGTCCGACGATGGGGGCAAGACCTGGACCAATCCGCGCACGGCGCAGATGGGGCCTGCAGGACAGAATCGTTTCCGGGCGGTCTGGCATGCCTGCGGCAGTTACCGAAACAGGATCATTCGCTTTCGTGTCTCGGATCCCGTCAAGACGGTGTTTCTGGGGGCGTGGGCTGACGTGCAAGTAGGAAGCACCTGATGAACTATCTGTCCGACTACAACATGCAGGCGCAGCACATGCAGCCTCAAATGCGCCAGCCCATGCGTCCGGCCCCGATGATGCAAGGCATGCAGGCCAATCCCAACATGCTGCAAATGATGGCCATGCGCATGCAGGACAGGCGCAAGCCCATGCCCATGCAGCAGGCCATGACGCAGCCCCGCACGCTGTGACGAGGCGCACCCGCCCGAACGTGCCGTCGCAGTTGCACGACAACGACCGGGAAGTTCTGGGCTTCCTGCAGGCATTGCTGGATTACGAAGCCGCACTGGTGCCGGTCGGCGGGTCAATCAAGTTTGGATCGGCAACGATGCCAAGTGCCAACTTTCTGCCCAAGTCCGGCCAGACGGTGCTGAAGGCTGATTACCCGGCCTTGTGGGAGTATGCGCAGGCCGATGGGGCCTATGCGACATCTGCCACCGGCGTGACGATCCCCGTTGATGCTGGGTTCATTGTGAGGGCGCGGTGAGGCATTTCTACAAACTGTGTGAAGGTATCGACACTGTGCCGATCCTGCATGCCTTGCATACGCAGCCCAGCCTGTGGAACGCCAATGCGCTGCGTCGGGAATATCCCGGCACGCCGCATGCGGAATGTGATGACATCTGGCTACGCTTCCAGCCGGAAGGCTTGACGGTGGACGAGGTCGTCGATGCGCATGAAAGCATCAACTATCCGGCACTGGCAGCCCTGCCCATGGTGCGCCCGATCATTTTTGGGCTGATGCGTCAGGTCGAAGGCGAACGCCTGGGCCGCGTGCTGATTACGCGCCTCGCCCCCGGCAAGCGCATTCACCCGCACGTCGATGGGGGCGAGCATGCACGGTACTACAAGCGGTATCAGGTGGCCTTGCATAGCCTGCCTGGCGTTGTGTTCCGGGCGGGCGACGAACAAGTGCAGATGCGCACGGGTGACATCTGGTGGTTCGATAACGGGCAGGAACACGAAGTCATAAATCACAGTGCGGATGACAGGCTGGCCCTGATCGTGGACATCAGGCCGTGTCCATAAGCTACGCAACGGAAGCTTGGCCGGATGTCGTGGATGAACTGCAAGCTCACTGGAAGGCTCACTGGGCCGAGGTGGCAATGCACAAGGATTGCATCCCGCTCGATCCAGATTATGCGGAATATCAGCGCCTGCACGACATTGGCCAACTGCACGTAACGGTGGCGCGGTGCCGTGGCGAGTGCATCGGATACTTGACGGCCATTGTCAGACCGCATTTGCATTACGCGCATTCGCTCAGTGCGTTTTACGATCTGTACTACATCCGCCCCGACCATCGTTTGTGGATGACCGGGGTGAAACTGTTTGCCAGCGCGGAACAAGCCTTAAAGGCGCGCGGCGTGCAACGGCTGTTTACTGGGACAAAGCTCTCAAAGGACGCTTCGCGCATCTTTGAACGCAGCGGCTGGGACGAAGCCGAGCGGCTGTTCATCAAGTATATAGGGGACTAAAAACATGGTCGCAGCAGCGATTGTCGGTAGTGCCGTCGTGGGCGGCGTTGCGTCTGCCAGCGCGTCAAGTAAGGCAAGCAAAGCCCAGCGCCGTGCCGCCGATCAGGCCGCAGCCGTGCAGCGCGAGCAGTACGAGCAGACACGCGCGGATCTGGCCCCCTTCCGCGACATGGGTACGACCGCGCTCGGGCAATACACCGACCTGTTGGGCATGCAGGGACCGGAAGCCTACGGGCGGGCGTTGCAGAACTATCAGCAAAGTCCCTTCTTGGCCCAGCTGGTCCGCAACACGGGCGATG